ATATTGAATAAGTTTATCCCATCTGTATCTTGTGGAAAATGTTCTGCTTGAGCCAATAGGTTGAATGGTTGCGGTAACAATGTTACCGAAATCACGATTAAGTATCTCTATTGCTTTTTGAAGACGCTGTTGTCGTACCACACCCTGTTCTTGACCACCTGAACTTTCACCCTTTTGGGTTCTGGCGATAAATGGATTATGTGTTTGAGTTAATGTAGTATGGAGTAATCCGATAGGATAACCCATGCTCCACATTTTAGCTCCGTGATATCTATCTTCCAAAAATTCCAGCTCCCATTCTCCGACCTCATTTAGAATTGATCTTCTAGCAGCCCACAATTGAGCAGCACAAGGATTTAGAACCCAATTTTGGTTCGTTATGTTTCCTTCATTCCATCTGAAGTAAGCTCTAGAACTGGAAGCAATAGCACCTAGCAAAGGATTTTCTACTACTTCTTGAACTAGAGCTTCAATTACATCTGGATTATATTTTAGATCGTCATCAGATTGAACAACGATGTCATATTCTTTTTCATTAGCGTAACGAAGGATCTCATTACGAGCTGCTACCAACCCATAATTGAGATCCTTCTCTACTACCGTTACGTTTGAGGAAATAGAATTTACCGTTGCTCCCTGAGATACCACATATACTTCATCACAAACTTTAGCCAATACATCAGCTATTTTTCCGCTTGTGTCTCTAAGCCTTGTAGGAATCCCAGCAAGCACTTTCATTTTATTTTCCTTTCCAGTTATCTTCGTTCATCATCATGAGACCAATATTGGCATAATTGTGGATATCTTTGAACACATCAGCAAGTGCCGTCATGTTTGCTTTTCCACCATCTGGAGCTTGCAAAACTAATTTCTTAAGCCTTGCAACTACGCCAATTAATTCAACTGAAGCACCAAGAACTCCGGTAGCAACAATAGTGTCGCCATATTCATCGTTCTTTTGTTCAAACAATTTCTCGCAAGAGCTACAAACTCTTCCAAAAGTTTCAACACGTTTGTCTTTTGGTTTTGCATTTACGCTAATTTCTGATTTTACTTGTGGATTTTCCATTTCATTTTCCCTTTCGTTTTCTATATATTTTATATTTGATAAAGCTACTTCTATGTCTTTATTCTTTAAAGTAGTCGTCAATGGAGATATCCGTAAATCTATCGACTCTCCTGACGTTTCTGTGGATAATCCCAGAATTATAGGGATGCGTTCTAACAAAGACTTTAATCCCACTATTAGCTCCTCTCATGATTAATCCTGGATCATCCTCTAGCATAATAACTCTTTGATTCTTATTTAGAGAATGAGCCAATAATATTCTTGGATCTGATCCAATGAGCAATTTATCTACAGGAATATCATTTTCCTTCAACCATAGCCATGTATCTAACCAAATTCGTTTATATTTATCCGCAGGTCTAGCGGTTATTGCTATTATGAAGACATTATACTCTTCCTTTAGATTTTTCAAAACATTTGCAACTTCGTCATAAGCCTTTATATTTCTGTATTCACCTGATGCTTCAAATTCCTCCTTTAACTCATAATAATCTGGATAACGCATTGATAAATCCTCATCAATACGTAACGTTTTTACCGGATCTTTATATTCAGGTTTTATACCTTTTCTATTGATCCAGTCTTCAAAAGTTTGTCTCCAATCACCCAATGTTCCGTCAATATCTGTAATTATAATAGGAACATCTCTAGGTATTTCTTTAAATTCCTGCTCATACCGAAGCTCTAGACTCATAGACTTCAATGACACAAACTCTTCAATTTCTTCAGCAGAAAATCCCCAAACTTCAAATAGAGATAAAATATATTTGAATAGATCTGCAAGCTCATAGCCGATATTTTTATTGTTTGCATAATTAGTATGAGATTTGCGATGTCTTTTCCAAGATATTTCTCTTAAAACTTCATCAACTTCGCTAACCAATCCTAAAAGATAAATTTGTGTCCAATATTCTGGATCTTCATTTCCAGCTTCTCTTCGTATAATATCATTATACATTTTTTGATGAGCTAGTAATTTTTCAAGAGACATTAGAATCTCTTTTCAATAATGACAACACTCTTTCGTAAGTATCGTGAGATAATTCTTTACGATTGAATGTAGCATTTCTTCCAATTGGAATGATGTTTTCCTTTATTGGAAGGTATCCGTCAGAAAAATCTGTTGGCATAAGATCTTTGAACTTAACAATTCTAGCAGAGCTAAATTTGTGAAAGATTCTATTTTCTACTCCCGGATATTCATCTTTTCCAATTTCCAGATAAATATTTCCAAATAGAAAAGACTTTCTAACAAATATGCTTCCATATGATCCATCATAAACAACTACATTATCCGGTTTGAATTTACCGACCAAAGAATCTTTTCCAGCTCTTTCAGCGTCTATATAGATTAGTCTTTTTTCTACTATTTTATCTCTATACTTCTTTCTAGCTCGCTCTGTTGGAAAAGAATGAAATACATAATTGAATTGATTTGACATATTGTAAAGATCATTATCGGTAATATTTGATTCTAAACTTGTTACTTCACATTTAGATGTATTGAATAGAATTGAGGGTAAAACAATTTCCGGATCAAAACCATACATTAATTGATCGTCTGGAGGAAAAGAAGATTTATACTCGATTGGAACTTCATCCCATTGTTTTTCTATGTAACATTCTTCTGATCCTTGAGGTTTCATAACAATTGAATGTTTCATAAATCTATGATCTAGATCTGGAAGTTTGTATAACCAAAAAGCTCCTCTAGGAATAGATAATCTATTTGCATACACCTTAGGAATTATTCCTACAGAATTACATGCTAAGACAGCATACATAGCTGAAGGACCAAATCCTACAATAGCCACAGAGGATTCATTATTCATCTTATCTCCAAATCTTTTAGCTCTGTAAAGAACCTAAAGAATACTTCATATCTCAACATATTATACGCATCTTGTATATGCTGAGACGATACAGTTTTATTCCACCTTCTAGCCTTAGCGAATGGTTTCCACAATCCAGGATAAATAAACTTTACTGACCTTTCGTACATTTTGCAATGATGAGTAACCATTCCCTGGATCATTTTTAGGATAGGATCTACAAAATATGGAGTTTGTTCTATCAGAATTAAATCACTAACATACACTATTCTATCTGATAAATATGATAGATCATTTTCCTTAGCTTCCAAAGTCTCCAAAACCGTAGACTCAAATTTGTTTTCGTCTATATCTACCAAAACTATTCCAGTAGTTATACCTGTATCAAATGAAGATATTTTCATGAAGGTCCTTTGGGGTAGGATTTCTCCTACCCCTATTGATTAGAATAATGGTTTCTGTGGTGCAGGTTCGTCTACAGAATCGTCTGGTATTCCAGTTCCGATATTCTGTGGAGTTGAAGGCATTTGTGGAGTAACTTTGGAATCTGATGGAATGAGTTTGGTAAGATTAACGGTAGTCCGCCCTTCGTACTCTCCATACTTTACCATAGCCTTGAACGATTTTCCAACAAATTGTTCAATTTTCCAGGAACCCTTTTTGGGCGCATTTACAGCATCCAAAAGCTCGTCAATCTTGAAACGAGCAGCTGGACTTAACGACAGGAACATTCCAACGTTCTTACCGAGATCCTCACCCTGATCTTGACAAACACAGGTAAGAACTAATTGAGGATTTCCAGAACTCATTGAAGCTTTTTCCTCAACTTTTGTAATCTTGAATAAATGCAGTCCCTCAGTTGGGTTTCCAGAATTTCTTGAAAGATCTAGCTCAGTCATTTTATTTCTCCTTTATTTTGATTTGATTTGATTTCTATTCTGATTGCGCTCGCATCCAGAATGACAACAATTTATCATAGGTTGGATTTTCTACCATTTGTGGTAAAGCATCTGACCTATCTTTCGTAACATAGTTTACGGCATCAAAAGTCATTATTCTCATCTTAGGACCTTCAGAGGATTCTCTTTTATCAAGATATCCAATAACGTCCATCATACGAGATAAGTTTCTTGCCGTAGACTTTCCAGTAAATTGTGGTTGCACAGGATCTGTTTCATAAGCTCTTGGAGCTACCTGAGCAATCAACACAATGTTCAACGGTAATGCCTTTAGATCTCTAACTCGTGCATCAAAATCATCAAGCATTTTGCCATAGTCAGATACAGACGGTAAAGAATCGTAGGAACGTCGTATGGTTGGGAATGATGATAATACATTTCGCATGGTTAGATATTGAAGTTCGTTTAGAGAATCCAATACCACAGTTTCAAACGGATGTGTTTCATGGGACAGGAAATCAATAGATTCCATAAGATCTTCCCAAGAATTAATCTCAATTCTGTGTACCTCTCGTTTTACCGAAGCCATACCTTTGTCAATATCCAAAAATATTGGCTTCGGCCATGTAGATGAAAATACCGTTTTCCCTACACCACTTTCTCCATACACAAGAAATTTTACTTGCCTTGGATCAAACTTTCCTTCATGTGTTCCAAAATTAGCTGCAAGTCTTGTATATTGAGTATTATCAAATGGATTACTCACTGCTTTCTCCTTTCTCATCTTGAGAACTCTCATGCGGTACTATAGGAAGTTTACTGAGTACTTCATGAGGGCTTCCGCAATCATTTATTGCTAAACAAGCACCATAGAATCCACAATCCCAACTACAATCCTTGGTTGGATTTCTGTAGACTCTACCTCCAAGTCGATGAAACTCTTCCATTTCATCCAATTGGGTTTCTGTTTCATAGGCAATAGCACTAAGACCTTCCTGATTTCTGTAGACCCTTGCTCTTACCACAGGCTCTTTTGCAGCTATTCCACCTTCTGCAACACGGATAACATTAAAGAATACTCCTCTAACATCTATTCCTAACGTATGAGCAGCTAACATATACAAGCTCATCTGAGGATCGAGATCTATATGTCCTGTACTTACACGCTTATTGAATTTATGTTCTAAGAGCCATAACCCACCATTGACTTCCACAACACCGTCAATATATCCTATTACGGTATGCTTTCCAATAGGAATTTCAAACTTTTGTTCAAGAGAGACAATACGAGTAAAGTTATCATTCTCTCTAGCCCAATCGAAGTATCTAGGCAATATTACGCACATAAGATCCCAATCAGCAGTAAAGTCTTGCTCCATAGTAGCTTCTAGATCATTATACATGTTAGCAGCTACTTTCATAGCAAGTTCATCTCGTTCATTTTGATCTTCCATATCCAAATGTTCATACCAATTTTGTAAAACGGCATGACCTATGGATCCTCTACTCTGACCTAATCCAGAATCCGTGCGATAATTGTCTATATAACTCCATTTATATCGTGCTCTGCATCGACGAAAAGTCGACATAGACGAATGAGAAAACTTTCGCATTATACCTCCACGTCTATAAAAATATAGGCGTCACTTCTATAGATTCCTATTTTCACCTTTT